AGGAAATACCCGTCGGTGCCGCCGCCGATGGTAATGTCAGACGGTGTTGCACCTAGGTCTAATGCTGCGCTTGTGCTTCTAATTTCGTTATTTTCAATTGTTACATTATCTACATGTAAGCTCTTTGTAGGAACTGCTTCGTTAACACCAATTCTGTTGTTGTTAACATCAACATAAAGGAGGTCTGTTTCGACGCTTAGATCAACACCTTGTCTTTCAAGATTGGCCTTTAACATAGGACCGGATATTCGACCAATGGCCATCGTATGCCTCCATAATAATCACCGTATTCAATCGTCGGCGAGCCTCGGTATGTAAAAGTATTTATGAAACGATCGTGCTATCAAATCCGTGCAATACTACAATAGTATGTGTATCCGGAGGAGGGCTAGTAAATGTCATAGTTGCACCACTTAGTGAATAAGACACAGTCGGGTTTTGGTGAACATTTCCAACAAACACAAGAATAGCATCGTTATTCCTGGGAGTAACACTTAGTGTAAACACAGATGTGCTCCCGTCACCAGTGAAGCTATCTTTAGTAATTAATACTGTACCTTGTAACGCAACATTTTCAAAAGTAGCACCGTCATAAAATTCTAAAGAACCTGCATCAGTGTTATACCTAATGTCGCCAGTAGAAGGCGCAGGTGATCTTTCAGCATTGGACCCCGACGGTAGCGTAATGTTGCCACTAGCTTCATCTTTAATTGTTGTTGTTGCTGAATTTTTAATATATCTACCCACTGTTATACACCTATATAACTAATTGTAGTATAAACAACATTATCAACATCGGCACTAGCATATAAAAAATCACCATTTTCAAGTAACAGTCTTTCGGTATCAAGTACATACGCATCAGCCGCATTAATTGATAGACTTTTAATTATTCTATTAGATGCTGCAGCAGTTTGTCCTGACTTAACAATATGAAGATCTAAGGCTACTGCAGAACTGTGATCATTTAAAAAGAAAGCTGCAGTAATTGCCGACTGCCCGCTACTAGTATAAATCGTTGCGCCTGCTAATGCTACTGTTGCTTGTGATATCGCCATTTTTTATCCTTTAAAATATAATTCCGTAAATTATAGCTTTACGCTTACTTACTAATTCGCCCTGATCTTGTGTATTTGAAAAAAAGATACCCGAACCGCCTGTTCCAGGTACTTTAGCATAAAGCTGATTAGAACCAGCAATCCCAGTGGGATCACTTGCTTCATTTTCCATCCTAACAACACTACGGGCATAAAGCGTTCCGGTGCCGTTTGCTGAAAGTTCTAAGTTACCGTTTGTATCATCAACTGTAATAGCACCTGTTGAAATATTGGTATTTCCAACTGTTAAACTAGTGCCGTCGTAGAGCAAATTACTATCGCCGTCAAATCCGCCGCTGGTATTAAACTGTATACTGTTTTCGACACCTTCTGCGCTTGTTACAGCGCCGCCTGCTGCGTTGTCAACATAAATTTTAGTTGCAACTGTGTTATCGTCATCCAATGGTACTGGTGTTTTTGCTCTAATATTAGTTAACCCAGTGCCTTCAAGAGCACGGAAAGCATCGACACTGTCGTCATAAACAAAACTAACATTTGTTAATGATCCTCTGTCAATTTCAATACCACTAGTACCAGCGCCACCTGCTATGCCAGCAAGTGCTTCGCCTTCGTTTAGTACAATAATATTATCTGTAATAGTACTATTAGTTGTTTCTACACTAGTAGTACTACCGCTCACTGTTAAGTTACCGTCAATAATAATTGTCGGTGCGCTAATAGTATATTGGTCGCTTATTCGTTTGGTTTCTGCCATGATACTGTATTTACCTCTGTTAAAAAATCATCAATTGTTTGATATTTAATATTTGGAAGGTTCCATTTTTCTGGTTTATATTGATTGATATCACCTACACGAATAAAATTCGAGATAGTAAATTCTTTAGCAATGCTATATATTTGATTTATCCAATTGCCATAATATGTAGCATTACTACTGATATCTTGATAGTTTTCAGTACTGCTATAAACATTATTGTGTTTATTATTGATTCCGATTAAATCAAACCCAATGAGATATATGTTTAACGCTTCAGACATTGCAGCATATGTTACTGCAACTGGTCCACTACTAAATCCTGAATTTTTTATTATACGTTTGCTGCTTGGGTGGTTAGGTTTTCTAGTATAAAAAATATTATCTTCAGGGTATCCACTGAGTTCGATTTCTTTTGAAATCCCAGGATCAGTGGCAATTAGTACATCTGGAGAGAAGTCGCGATAAAGAGCATTGCAGCCAAAAACTTTACCTGCACTCTTTAAACTATTTAGATCTAATCCTAAACGGCTACGTCCGTTGCCTAAAACAAATATTCTGTCCATGTCACTAAAAAAGGTTACAACATAGTATATGCTGTAACCTCTAATAAAGTCAATATAAAATTAATTATTATGCTGTTGGAATGCTTACACTTACACCATTAACTGGTCCTGAGGCTACCCATTGAGCACGTGCACCTGAACTAAACTGTACACCGTCATTTGGGACAAGTGTTACATAGTTATTAGTGATTTTACTTACATAGTAAGTACCGCCTGCGCTGTCGGTTGCAGTTAGCTGGCATTCACCTGCACTTAGGCTACCGCTAGCTTGAGCAGTTAAAAGTAAATCTGCTGTACCATTGGTTGTAGTGATTTTGAAAGTTTTTGCGCCAGTTTGGCGACTAGCATAGCCGGTGTTTGCAGCGCCGCCAGTTACAAAACCTGTAAATTGAATCTGGTTTCCTGTTTGGCTAGTGTTACCAATTTGGCCTACTTTAAGAGTGCTGTCGACTGTTTCTGTTAGTTTTAGTGGTCTACCCATTTTGTTTCTCCTTTAAAATACCGTTCTAGGGCTACGGGGATGGTGTTCCCCATAAACACTTTATGTGCAGATATATTTATTCAAACAACTATAAAAAAAGCCAAAAAAATAGGCTCCGAAGAGCCTATTTTAATTAGTAATTATAGTGTAACTTAGCTGAATGTTACGTTGCTGATTGCAACTTCGCCTAAGTAATCACCAGCGTTACCAAGAGATGACGCAGTGTTTGTTAGTTCAACATAACCATAACGTGTCATGAAACCAACTACTGGCTCTAGTGTTGCTGGGTCAAGTACTACACCACTGCTCATTAGCGGGATGTATGGGCAGTAGAACGCTGCAGCGTCTGCTTCTGAACCGCCTTTGTAACCAACTAGTACTGCAGTGTCGTCACTTGCATAGCTGTCTACATAAACACGCATTGCGCCGTTTAGTGTACCGACGAATTTTGTGTTTGTTGGTGCTTCAAAAGTACCTTCAGTTGTACGGGCAAATGCGCTTGTTGTAGCTGACTGTAGCACTGTTAGTGCTTGTGGACTTACAACTGCCCAGTTACCTGAACCGCGACGTGTACGCTGTGCAATTTTGTTTGCAACACGGTTCATAAGAACTGCTAGTGCCGCATGCTCGTCGCCAACAAATGTTGCTGTACCGCTAACTGCTGCTTGGTTGAATGTTTCTTCAGTTGCAGCTAGTGCACGAAGTGAACCAAGAACTTCTTGGTCAATCTCAGCAGTAATCTCTTGAGCAAGAGCTGCCATGATTTCTGCTTCAACATCTAAGCCGTGCATAGACTGTGCGTCTTGTGCTGCTTCAAATGTCCAACGTGCTGATAGTTTACGTGTTTTAGCTTCTACAGCCTGCTTGAGGATCTGTACGCTAATACGGTTACCTGCAACACCTTCCATTGCACTTGTTGTGGCAGCTTTGCCATCTGTGCTAGTTACGCCTGGTGCACGACCAGAATAACCTTGAGCGATTTTAAATGGCGAAAGTGCTTCGTCACCTGCAGTTGTGTCTGTGCCTGGGGCACCACTTGCACTTGATGTAAAGTCATCTGCATAACGCACACGTAGTGTGTGGATCTGACTTACTGGACCTTGCATTGGCTGAACACCAACAATTTCGTTAGCAATAACTGTTGGCATAACACGTCTGATAACTGGTAGGATAACACGGTTAAGTGTTGCTACGTTACCTGAACTTGTTGCACCTGATGTTGCGCTTTCCATAAGTCCTTTGCGAGTGTTTTCTAAGATAACACCCATTGTACTACGCTTGGAACCGTTTAGACCCTCAAGGAGAGCGTCTCTAGTTTCGCCCCAACGGCTTTCTTCTAAGAGTTTATTACTCATTGTTTTATTTCCTTTTATCTCATAATTATGATCTGTTAAAGACCTGCTAAACGCTTGATTTCGACGATGTTATTTTCATCAGCGGATTCAAATGTCTTGGCTGCCCTATTTCCAGTTACTTCACTGGTAATTGATTGTCTTGATTCATTAAGCATAGATGACTTACTACCATTCATTACAGCTGGTAGATACTTGTCAAATGATGTCTTGAGTTTGTTAGTGCCAACACTTTCTAATAGATCAGACATTACACGTGCCTTATCCTTAGATAACGGTGACAAAAGTTCATTGATTGTTTTTTGGCGAGCAACACTTTCGTTAATTGCTGCAATTTCTACATCTTTAGATTCAACAATAGCAGATCTTTCTTCAGCTATTTTATTTGCTTCTTCCAATGATTGTTTCATTTTGTCTAATGAATTTTTGAGTTTGCGCATTTCTGCATTCTCATTGAGGTGAGTTGCCGAAAACTCACTAGCAAACGCTTCGAACAATTTACGACCGAAATTGTTTTTCTGCGATTCTGCAATGTCTTCTTTGAGCTGGCTGATTTCTGCTCTTAACGTTTGGTCGACTGCTTCACTAATAGCTTTGCCGCTACGAGTGATAAAGTTTTTCTTGAGATCAACAAATTTATTATTTGCTTCTGCTACTAGTTTAACTTTAGTTGCAATTAGATCTTGCTTATCTTCATAAAATTCTCCCAATTCTTTAGTTAATCCTTCAGCTACAAAACTTTCTAGTTTAACTAGTGCTGCTTTGTTTGCTTCACGATCATTGCGGAATTCTTTGATTTCTTTTGCAAGAACTTTTGTTAAAAAGTTTTCAAAGTTTGATGCTTGTTCACTTAATTTTGCAACAGTCTTAACACGATCTTCGGCGACTTTTGCTTTTTCTTCAGCAATTTCGCTAATTTCACTTGTAAGACTCTCAGTGACCATACGATCAAGAGCTTCAACCATTTTTGCTTTATCGTGCTCATAGCGATTCGCAAACTCAGAACGCATTTCGGTTTCAACTTCCTCACGGATAGATGTAACTTTTGCTTCCCATGCTTCTGCAAGCTGGGCTTGTGTTTCTTCGTTTAATAAACCGCCATCGATAAATGGTTTTAAAGCTTCGAACATAAGTGTCTCCTGTATTTTACAGTTTTAGTTCATTGATGAATCTTTTTAAAGACTCAGTTAGATATTTTTGGACTCGAGGGTCCTCGTTGACTTCTGCTGCCATGTTGAACAATTTCTGTCCACCATCCATATTCATAAGCCCTTCGTAAATGGCTGTAGGATATGCATTTGGTGCAGAAGGTTGAGCTACTACGTCAACAGTAACAATTTCAAAGTTCTTAACTTCGCCACTTGACTCGTTAACTTCTCCACTACCTCTACTGCTAACTCCTAGTTTAACGCCGTTTTCTAACATTGTTTTAACTAGTTGCCCCATTGGTGTTGGTAAAATTTTCAGTTTACCATAGCCATTTGCTCCATCCATCCACATTTCTGTAATCATGTGGCTCACACGATCTAGATTAACTCTAAGATTACTTGGATGGTCAACCTCACCGAGGACACTGTTGCCGTCGGTGAGTTGTTCGTTAATGGTTTTAATTGCATTGTTAATTTCAGAAACTGGATAAACACGCTGGTTAGCGTTTTTAACTCCGCCTTGAATGCAAATCCCTTTCATGTAGAGATTTTTGCCATCATCGCTACTTTCAGTAACAATACCTGCTTGATCGTAATTTAAATGCTCTACTAGGGATACCATAATTATTCGCCTTTCTTAGGCGCCGGTGCTTTTTCTAAACCTTGCTTTGCGCCTGGCTTATTTTTATTACCTGCATCGTTTTGCTTTGGTGCTGCTACTTTGCCGCCTGCTTCTTCGCCGCCTTGTGCAATATTACCAGCTGTGCCGCCCATATCGTTTTTACCAGCTACAGTACTATCTGCTTTGTGGTCTTCACCTTTTGGAGCTGCTACTTTTTCTACATATTCGCGAACTATTTCTTCGTCATCTTCGACTTCATCGCTATCATTTTCAAAAGCAAATGCTTCTTCCATTTCTGGCTCATCGTCCATGTCCATTTCTGGTTCGTCATCTGTCATCATAGCATCAAATTCTGCTTTAAGTGCATCAAGTTCTGCTTCGAGGTCAACTACACGATCTTCGATTTCTTCAACATCAGCATCGCCTTGCTCGTTGCTATCTTCGTCGTCTTCCATGTCGTCTTCCATGTCGTCTTCCATGTCATCGTCTTCGGCGTGCATGTCGGTGCCATACTCGTCGGCTTCGATGTCAGAAACAAAATCATCTGTTTGGTCATCTGACTCGTTGACTAGATCGTTATAAATCTCGCGACTTTTTTGTACTACAATTTCGTGAAATAATTCTTGTGCTTTATCTTCATCTTCGTTGATGATAAATTCTACAAGTTGTTCAAACTTATTCATTGGCTTATATCTCCTTTCCACTATGGGACTAGAAGTATTTACACAGAACTGTAACAATGCAGAGAAAACGGCGTATTTTTACACCTTTTTTGGATATTTTTAAACTCAAACATACTTATTTGTTTTAAGTTAATCAAATATACTACTTTTTTGATATTTTTTAAAAAAATATCAAAAGAAAATGATAAATTTATTCGCTTCTAGCGCCATAAATTTGTTGTAATCTATCTACTTCGTTTTTCTTTTCAATATCTCTTACATCATTCATTTGGCGAAGCTGCCGGATTTGACGAAGTGTTAGTCTTGTCTTCCGTGTATCGGTAAACTTTAACTGACTTTGGTCATCTTCGGTATTCTGATAAGATCCAGGGAAATCTTTTTTAGAACTAAAAAATTCAAACAAATTCATAACGCTTCTCCAGTCTTATTTATTACAATGCACCGGGTAAATTATCACCAGTATCGGTTTCGGTGTCGAGATTTTCTGCGTCAAGATCTAGTTCTGCTTCGCTACCTTCAAGGTCATCGATTGAATCCAGATCACCTCCAATATCGCCAGTACTAATACCAACATTCCGAAGATTACTACCAGATGCATCATTGATTCCGAGATTACCTTGTTCCTCAAACCACATTTTTTCATTTTCTTTAAGCTCAACATCAGTGAGGCCAAGATACTTCTTCATTATAAATCTTTTGCTTAGGTATTCTGTGCCTTCAATTGATGTAAATGCACCAATACGACTGTTATCGATTTCAATTTCTCTGTAACCAGAGAAATTCATTGGTTCAGATAATTGCAAATCAAAAATACTATTGTCAATACTAAAGCCTCTCCAGGCTAAAAACGTTTTAAATTCTCTATCTAGCGTAGCTGCTACTAATCGTTGAATACGTTTAAGATACTGATTAAAACGGAATTCTTGAATAAGTGCTGTGGTTACACGCCCATCGCCATAACTTTGTGATCCGTCTTCTGGTCCGCTAGGCAAATAGCTACTAGGTACACGCAACCCACGCAATAGTTTGTTATTGAAATATTTTAGGTCGTCAATTTGTCCTAGGTTTTCGCCTCCGGGCAATGTTTCAACTTTTGATCCACGACCTTCAGCAGTTTGAGGGAAAAAGTAATCCTCATTTGTGCTTAATGGATTATATGTACTATCCATAATATTTGTACCGCCACCGGTTTGGCTAGGAATACGTCTTTGATGGATTTCGTTTTTAACACGCTCAACAAACTGCATAGCCATGTGACTAGGCATATTACCTACATCAATGTAAAAAACTCTACGTTCTGGTGCACGTTGTACACGATAGATTAGAATAGCATCTTCTAATAGTTCTTTTTGTTTAAATGTTTTAAACACAGTTTCTAATATACTAACACCGAACGGCCAATTTGGATCTAATCCTTCAGTTAAACTAAAGTGAACAATATGTTCTGCAGAAATTGCAATTTCCCCAGCATCTGTGCTAAATCTATTGCCTCCGGTGTATGCTTGATTTGACATGCTATAACTACTACTAACACCACCTTGTTGCGGACTACGGAGGTGTGTGTCTGGCGCAGTACTGTCAGTTGCTGTTAGATTATTAAAATTAGGACCTAAATCTTTAATAAAGTAACGCTCAGGCTTTTTGCCTTCGCTTTCGTTAACTACAACTTTGCTAACTTTTTGCATGTCTGACCAGAACAATTTAAATGTTTCGGGATCACGTATAAACACCTGATCGCCATATTTGCAAACATTCCTAAAAAGTTTAGTCATTCTTTTGTCA